GCATGAAGACGGGCAACAGACGAGTTTATCTGGTCTTCGTGGTAGTGCAGCTATTGGTCAGCTCAGCGACATTGTCCTTGGCCTTGAGAGGGATCAACAGGCCTCCGATAATACTGAATGTCGAATCAGAGTGTTGAAGAATCGCTTCAGTGGCTGGCTTGGTTTGTGTGGAAGTGTGAAGTATCATCCAAAAACTGGCAGAATGTTACCGCTAGGTGATACTGATGTGATTACAGATGACTTTATTGAATCCGATTTTTGATGTCCATTTAAGAAAGATAAACGAACTCAAAATTTCTGCCTTTGCCGCTACTAATAAGGCAAAGAAATTCCTTTCCAATTATTTCAAAGCCAATGACTACGTGTATTCTTTCAACGAATCAGGACTTACAAACCTCCTTAAGGCTTGCTACTCAGAAGGTCTTAAAGTCCATGTCGACGATAATCTTCGACATCGAAACAGACGCTCTAAAGATAAATGATATTACTAAGATCCATTGCTGCGCTTTAAATGGTGGTAGTGGTACTGTTCTATATACTGACCCAGAAGAATGGTTACCTATCTTAGAACAGGCGGATGTATTAATTGGTCACAACATTATTCAGTATGATCTTATAGCTATCAAACATATATACCCCAAGTTCAATCCTAGAGGTAAAGCTGTAGATACTTTGATACTTGCTCGTATGTTGAAGAGTGACATATTAGATACTGATTTTAAAAGGAAGTGGAAGGGTATGCCTATGCAGATGTATGGTCGCCACAGCCTAGAAGCATATGGATATCGCTTAGGTTTTAACAAAAAACATGCAGACCTTGAAGATTTTTCACAGCTAAGTAAAGAATTAGCAGAAAGATGTATATGCGATGTTGACGTAACCGCTAAACTTTGGGACAGGCTGCAGCCTGAGGCCAGTGCTATCCCTAAGGCAGTGGACCTTGAGATGGAATTTGCCACTCTTATCTCGAAACAAGAGCGATCTGGCTTTGCCTTCGACGTTAAGGGAGCGTTGGAGTTGGAGTCCACGATTGTTGAACAACTGAATACTCTTGATGAACGATTGAGACAACGGTTCCCGTTCATTGATGGAGGTATCTTCATTCCTAAGCGTGATAACCAGAACCGTGGGTACATAGCTTCTTGTCCTATGTCTCGGTTAATTCCTATTAATCCGAACTCACGTGATCACATAGCTTGGGTCTTAAAGAATCATCTGAAATGGAATGCAGAAGTCTTCACCGATACTGGTAAACCCAAGATCGATGAGACGATTCTTAAGGAGATTCCTGGAGCAGAAGATTTCGTATCTTTCTTAACACTCCAAAAACGTCTTAGCCAATTAAGCACTGGCAACAGTGCGTGGTTAAAACTAGTTAGCAAAGACAATCGTATTCACGGCAGCGTGATTACTGTTGGATGCGCTACCCAGAGAGCATCGCATGTCCAGCCCAACATGGCCCAAATTCCTGCGGTTAGGTCTTATTTGGGTACGGAGTGCCGAGCTTTGTTTGGACCTAACGTACTACCTTTGTTCATCCCAAAGGGACCTTTAAGTAAGAGAGGCTCTAGGGTAGAGGGCCTCACCAAACAGTTGGGCTGCGATTTATCTGGGATTGAGGGGAGGTGTTTAGCCCACATCCTTCAGCCATTTGATGGTGGTAAATTCATACGTGAGGTTCGTGAGGGCGACATTCACACTGCTAATCAATTGGCTGCAGGACTCTCATCTCGTGATGATGCAAAAACTTTTTTCTATGCCCTAATCTATGGGGCTGGTGCAGAAAAATTAGGTAAGATAACTAATCAGGATGGTGGAAAATTAAAGAGAAGATACTACAAAAACATGCCAGCTCTAGCTGAGTTAACTAAACGAATAACAGCTAAAGCTGAAAAGGAGGGAAAGATTAGAGGATTAGATGGAAGACCTATAAAGATAAGGTCACCTCATTCAGCTCTTAACTTCTGTCTACAATCAATGGGAGCGATATTATCTAAGGCTTGGTATAACATCTGCTATGAAGAGATCACTAAAGCAGGTTATATTTACGGGACAGACTGGGCTTTCTTAGCTCACGTACATGATGAGATCCAATTTGCAGTTAAAGATTCTATTGTTGAGGATGTGGCGAAGCTTGCAACTCAATCGTCAATCCTCGCAGGAGAGAAGTTTAAGATGCGAATTGCCATTGAAAGTGAATACAAAATCGGCAACAATTGGGCCGAATGTCACTAAGCTTTGTAAAATATGTCGCAAATTAAGGCCAAGGTCTGATTTCTATAAATCTAAGCCTACATGTAAGGAGTGCTATAAGGCGGAGCAAAACAACTATCACGCATTAAGGAAGAAAGTTAAAGCTCCACCAATAGGTACTGCTTGTGAATGCTGTGGTAAGAGTGATGAAAGACTTCATTGGGATCACTGCCATGACACCAAGAAACATAGAGGTTGGATCTGTGGTAATTGCAATACTGGTATAGGCAAATTGGGTGACAATATTGAAGGTGTCCAAAAAGCAGTGGATTATTTAGGAGGAGCTGGTAAGGTTGATAAGCAATAAAGGGGGATCAATGACATTTAAAATGAGCCAAGATCATGATTGGCTTCAAGATTGCTCTGAAGAAGAAATTGAGCTAATCAAAGAAGCTAAACGAGAGCAAGACGAAGCCAAGTATGGTAAAAGGTGTGTCAGTAAAACTGAGTACATTATGAGGAGGCTTAGATGACTTGGCTTATTATTGACGCTGATATGGTTCTCTTCAAGGCTGCTTGTGCCTGTGAAGTAGAGATAGAATGGATGCCAGATATCATCACTACTCACTGCCCTGTAAGAGAGGTAATGATGCTAGTAGATGATGTGATAAGTCTTAAAAAGAGTCAAGTAAAGGCTCGTGACGTCACACTATGTTGGACTTCTCCTGATAACTTTCGTAAGAAGGTAGACCCTACTTACAAGGGTAATAGAAGGGCTACGAATCATCGTATTAAACCTGTTGGGTTTAAGGAGTGCCGTAGACGAATACAAGAAAGGTATCCATCTGAAGAGTGGTACAAGCTGGAAGCTGATGATGTCATTGGTATTCTGGCAACCCGCCACCCAGATAAGACACCAATTATCTGGTCTGGTGATAAGGATCTAAACCAGATTCCTGGCTTTCATCTTAATGATGATGGCGACATTGAACTAATTACCGAGGAACAAGCTGATGCATTTTTCTATCGCCAGATACTCTGTGGCGACGCTGTCGACAATTATCCTGGCTGCCCTAGCGTGGGACCGAAAACAGCAGAAAAGCTCATACCAATTGAACGATTCACGGCTACCTCCGCATGGAGAACTGTAATCAAACAGTATGAGAAGAAGGGACTTAGTGAAGACTATGCCTTAAAACAAGCCCGTTTAGCCCGTATATTACGGGACACTGAGTACACCTTTGATGATGTTGACCTATGGGAACCACCGATCCTACCAACCCTCGTTACTACGGACACGACGAAGCCGTAATCGAGTGTATTGAGTATATTGAGAGCCATGCTTTCGATTTTCTCGAAGGGAACGTAATTAAATACGTTACCCGTTATCAGAACAAAAATGGTTCTGAAGACCTAATGAAAGCTAGGTGGTATCTTGACCGCCTAATTCAACGTGAAGAAGGTAAGGCTAAGCCTTATGATTCTTCTTTATATAAATCTATTAAAGAAGCTGATGACAAAGATCTCCAATTCACGCCTAGTCCAGATGTGGATGCAGAGCGCTGGTCAACTTGTGACACTTGAGGAGGATTTGGATTCTAATGTTGAACTTCAAGATAATCAGATGTCTTACATAGAAGAAGAATTCTATGAACTTCTTCACGCTTATAACAATCTTGATCGTTCAGATGTTATTAAAGAAGCAATAGATTTAATCTGGGTAACCTATGGTTTATTACACATCATGGGAGTAGATACAGACCAAGCCTTTAGTAAGGTGGCTGAATCTAATCAATCTAAAATACCTTTCACCTATAAGGATGGAAAGGTACAAAAAGGACCTAATTACCACAAGCCTGACTTATCAAAGCTATGAAACTCAAAGAAGCTTATACCTCACTTGCCATGACTGGCAGGGTGAAGAGCTGGTTGCAAGATCCAACTAGACGTTACCCTGTATCGTGTTGTGTCATGGTTGTTGACGACACAATGGATGAGTCTGAAGACTCTATTGAACAGTCCTTTATCTTTGCTTCTAAAGCACTTCGTTATGGCGCAGGAGTCTCCTTACACCTCTCAAACCTCAGACCAAAGGGTACAGAGAACAAGCACGGAATGGTTGCTAGCGGCCCTTGTGGATTTATGGAGATCTACTCCAAGTTCAACGAAATCCTCAGACGTGGGGGACAGTATAGAAATGGGGCAATCGTGGCTCATTGCGACTGGGACCATAGCGACATTATTGAGTTCATCAATTATGATCGTGCTCGCATACCGTGGCTTAAGCGCTGCGTTAACGTTGATCCAGAGGTAATCAATAAGCCTTCTGTAATGAACGCAATCATGGAAGGTGCTCGTAAGGGTGACCTTTGGATTGTTAAGAAGCAGTATGACTCAAATGGTGAAAGGATCTATCACAACGTATGCCAAGAAATTTTAATTAAATCTAGAGATACCTGCCTACTTTCCCATGTGAACTTGGCTGGTACTAATAGTGTTAGTGATATACCTGAAGCTTTTGTAAAAGGTATGGAGTTTCTTTGTGACCTTTACAAAAGAACTGGTGTTAATAGATCTGGTATCTACCGTAAGAAGGATAATCAGGTAGGTCTAGGTGTACTTGGTCTGTCTAATCTTCTAGCTATTGAGAATGTTTCTTATAAGGATTTTGTCTCAGCTATGAGGAGGGCTAATTTAGGTGTCCGTGTAGAAGAAGTAACTATGGCTGACGCTATAGCTCTAGCTATTAAACACGGTATGGAGGGAGCAGCAAGAGTGGCTGCTGAACATAATATGTCTAGAGCATTTACTGTGGCCCCTACTGCTACTTGTTCTTACAACTACACAGATAGAGAAGGTTACACAACAACTCCTGAAATTGCTCCACCTATTTCACGTGAGGTAGATCGTGATAGTTCTACTCTTGGTGTTAAATCTTATAAGTATCATCCAAAGTGTGAGACTGCTGAAGAAGTAGGTTGGGATACTTTCTTTGAGTTGAATTGTGAATGGCAAGTCATGATGGATAAAACCAAGATGGCACACGCTATCTCCATGAATTGGTGGTCTGACTTAGTAAAATTTGACAGACAATTTATGTCTAGATGGCTAAAT